GTAGTAAAGGTAATGAAAAAGTAGGGGAAAAGGTAGCTAAAACCTACTTTTCCATCCCTTTACTATCTTTTATTTTCTTTATTTCTTTGTACCACTTGTAAGTCCCAAAGGACACCGCCAATATCAATGATGTTAATTGCAGCCAAAGCTGTACATCAGATACACTTATTGAAAGGGCGGCTATCTGTGCTATTGCCACCTCTGTTGAATTTTTATCCATTATTACTTATTTTTAAAGCCCTCTATTTGCTGCTTTAAATCTTTAATCTCTTGGTTTAGTTCTTTTACAGCGTTTATAAGAGCGAAGGTTATTGCGTGTGGGTTAAAACTTAAAAGCTCCGTTTCCTGCTCGTCATCCTCGTTTAGTTTAGCTTTATATGTTTTTATCGTTTCAGGGAATACATCTTTTATATCTTGAGCTATGATACCTATGTTTCCTTTTATGGAACTATTAAAACCTGCTTTACCATTATAATCAAATGTTTTAGGTTCAATTTTAATTATATCGGCTAAACCTTTAGTATATGGCTCTATATTTGTTTTAACCCTTTCATCAGAGGTTGTATCCCAAGTTGTAGTTGAAGGTTTAGCTGCATCATCTACATTTAGGTGTAATAGGTGGGTTGGGTTAGTAATTCCTATCCCCACATAACCAGTAAGATTAACAACGAAAGCGTTAGACCTAGACCCATCAGCAGTACCATTACCGATTGTAAACAGGTTATGCGTGTTAGTATTATAGAAGTTAAACCTACCTACAACAAGTTGAACTTCTCCTGTTGCGATTCCCAAATAATTTTGTGGGGTTTTTAAATTATTTCCAATTAAGAATTGGTTAATATTACGCTCTGTAGTTGTTGGGTTGTCTGTGTTTTGAGAACCAATTACAAAACCATTATCAGAAGTACATACATTATCATAACCACTAACAAATGCATTAACACCTTTAGAATGTGTATCTAGTATTTCATTAGATTGACCTGCGACGAATGATTGATTAGGTACTGCTGTATTTCCACTACCAAAGGCTGCTGAATCATTACCCTCTGCGGTGGTAGAACCACCTGTTGCGAAAGACCTACCTCCACTAGCTATCGTGTTAGAGCCAAAAGATGCTGCAACAACACCCGATGCGGTGCTATTATACCCTGAAGCGAAAGAGTGAGAACCTGATGCATTGGTAAAAGCATTAATAGCTACTGCGTTTATACTTGGACCTGCTGTTGTTGCCTGCCCTTGCGCAAAAGACCTTTCGCCACTAGCAGTAGTCGCAGCCCCAAATGCTGCTGATGCATCTCCCGATGCTAGTGTGTCATACCCACCTGCAAAGGCTTGTCTGCCTGATGCTTCAGTTAATTCCCCACAAGCAAAAGCATCTTTAGATGATGCAGTTGTAGTGTTGTTTACAGCAACAGCGTATAAGCCACCTGATGCATCACAAGCGGCATCCCCTATCTCAGCCCTACCTATTGTCTTAAAAGAACCTGTAGCTGAACTGTCATCAAAGGTTAGGTTTGCACTTGCACCAAAAACACCACCTTCATTAAATTGAACCTGTGTGTCTGAACCTTCAGCCGAAGTCATTAAAGATGAATTTCGCATCATTATTTCAGCCCCTGATACGTAAGGATATTTTGGTGTCCAAGCATCAATAGAAATTGATGTTGCCCCTTTTGATGCCGAAGATGATAATTGTATAGTTTCCCAATATTTTTCAGGACCTGACGACCTCATCATTAATTGTGTATTCTCAGGCAATGCATCTGGAAGTGCGCCAACTGATATGCTCGTCTGACTACCTGATGATGGGTTTACACCTGATGTTGATGTGGTTAATCTATTGTTAGCTATTTCACTATTATTTCCAAATTTATCGGTCGCAGCGTTAGTTGTGTGTGGATTAGAAAACACTATTGGAATAACATCCGATGTTATTGTTTCAGGTGGTGTTAAAGAAATTACCTTACCGTTAAAACCCCACTCCTCGGAGTTTGGGGTATAAATCATATTTGTAAAGCAATACGTTTCTTCAGGCTCTGCACCTTCCATACTTTCATAAGCCCTACGAAACCCTGCTTCTGGGAAAATCCGAAATGCTTCTGTTCTAACAACTGTTGGTTTTATAAGTGTAGCCTTTAGAACCTCGCTAGATAAATAGTTATAATTTAATATTTCATCAGCAATCAGCTTATGTATTTTATATCCAGTACCCACACCATTTATCTGCCAATTATCCGATTGAGTCGAGTTGAATGCTGTAGTTCCAATATGTATGGCTTGAATTGGGAGGGCGCTAGGTCCATCACCGTATGTAATGTCTTTTATATTTAATTTCTCAGGATTGTTTTGGTTATCATCTACTGAAGCCTCCGTAAAAGATTGTGTTACAACATCAATAAAAGGTTCTCCTGCTTGAAAAGGCTGTAAATTAATGTTCTGCAAAGTAGGTATGATGTGATAGCCGTTCCACACAGAGCTAGAATCTATATCTCCTGCTCCTGCTCCTGATACCTGCTCAAGACCGAAATAATTATCTTCCCCTCCTGAAGAACCACCTGCATACCAACCACCTGCAGCTTGGCAATATAGGTAAAGACCCTCAAAATCAAAGTCATTTGCTAAAGTTGTAGTAATCGTAACATCAATATTATCATTTACGTTAGAGCCTATACTTGCTGTAGATGATATAAACAAAACAGATGATTCTATAACTATAGCTCTTGAAAGCAAAGTGCCTTGGTCATCAACCCATTCACCTTCAAGCATATTTGGATTGTTTGGTGAAACATTAGTGTTTACACCATCAACTTGGGGACACCAATATCTATCATTTTCACTAGATGCTGCTTTTGCTTTTAACCAAATAGGTAATATAAATTTAGCGTTTAAATCATCATTTGGGTCGGGAGTATCTGGTCCTCCACTATAAGTTTGAATTGATGCTTGAACCGTTAAACTAAGATTAAATGTTAGGGTAATATCATCGCCTGTAACCCAAGAACCTAATAAATTTGCACCCTCGTTAAGTACGCCATAACCGCCTTGTCCTGCATTGATATAACCCCATATAGGTAAATCAGTTTGGGATGGTAATAAATTACCAAATTGTGTTGAACCAATCCAAGGTATTTCTACGTTGGTTATTTTTTTACCAAAAACTTTTGTTCGATTAAAAAACCCTGACTTTGCAATTAATGGATTTCCAGTATTTGTTAAATCCAATTCCCCTGAAATGTCATTTCTACTTATTGTTACGGTTGTTGGAGAACCTTCTGCTATTACACCTGACTTTGAGTATAAGAAGCACGTATTGGCTGCAAATTCTAATTGGTGAAATTGTTGAAATGAAAACCTACCATTTGACAATAAAAATCGGCATTGCAAAAGCACACAAATACGAGTCAATAAATCATAATATGAAGAAAACTTTACATTTCCATCATCGTTTAAGGTGGTGAGTGGGTCAGCAAATAGATACGTTTCCACGCAAGGGTCTATAGCGTTGCTTGTCATACTATCTTCAATCCAATTAACCTTAGTTAGTATTGATTGATAGTAAATGTTGTCTAAATCATTTTGCACATCTAGTTTTTCAACTATCTGACTTAAAATTTCTAGTATAGATTTTTTACCTGTAAAATTATCACCATCAGAAGTTTTATAGTCTTTTTTCTTTAAGTCTAATATACCATCAACTGCCGATATGTTTAAGTCAAATGGGTAGGTATCGTCTTTTATGGATATAACACGCTTATTGATATAGCCAAACCAATACAATTCATAAAACGCAGTATTAGCCACAGGATTATAAGTTGATTGGATGTAGTCAGACCGATATACTTTAACCGTAAATCTCTCAGGATTGCTACTAGCAATATCAGGTACAAAATCCGCTAATGTTGAGTTATCTACATTCATTGTAAAACTCAATGTAGATGGTTTTATTAAATCATAAGTAGTATCACCACCAGTATAAGATAATTTAAACCCATCTTTACCCCTTAGAGTAAAATCAGTAACAGGTATTAAAACCTCTCTTACTTTTATATTACTGAAGCGAGTATTACCTCCCGAAACATCGTTTGAATTACATCTAAAAAAGATGGTTATTATTTCGGTGTCTACTGCTGTAAATGTGATAACACTTTCACCACTTGCTTTTGTACCACTAAAGTAAGTCTCCATACTTGTAACTCCCACAATTTCAAAATTAGCAGGTGACCAAGAATTTGATACGGTGAATTGGTATGTCTTAGTGTCTGTTGCTGAAAATTGAAACTTTACTCCTTCACCATTTGCATTTGTTTGTAGGTTAAGGGTCTGAATCTGTTTAGAATGGCTAGTTTCATCCTGTACGACAATTAAAGCAGAAGTTGGTGTTCCATAGGTTTTAAATGGTCCGAATGGATAGTCAGCAACCCTTATTGCACGAACTCTCGCACTTGTACCTTTTGTAGGATAACCAGCATCTCCCTCATACATCCACACATAATAAGCTTTATCAGCATCAAACTCGGAGGACGACCAATAGACATCTGCTGCAATAGTACCAATCCCAATAAGTGGTGTAAATCCTGCTGCTGCATCTAGGGATGCGTGTTCTGTGTATATTGCTATTAATTCATCTTTTGAGGGTAAGAACCAATCGCTGTAGCCTTCACTTGGAATGGATGCTATACTTGCTGCTATTGGTGTTTCTGAACATCCTACTAAAATAGCTGCTGTGTTTGCCTCTCCTGTACCGATAGCTATACCACTTGCACCAGTAGTAGTTCCTTCACAACCCCAATCAAAGTGTGTCTGCGAAGGAATATATATTACTCTATCTTCATTTGCACAGATATAAATCTTTTCGTTTACACTGTCAATATGAAAGACTACACCACCACCATAAATATCACCTATTGCTAACGGAGATACAGCATCGGTATTGTCGTCAACCCCATTAAAATTACCATTAATAAATAATTCAGGTCCATAAGTAGTTGTTTCGCTATCGTGAACTTCTACTTTGAAAAAACCACCTGTTGATGTTTGTAGTTCTGATTGGAATCTTAAACCCATTTTACCTTTTTTTAATAACTGTTATAATGTTGGATTACCTTTTTCTCTTGCTATCTCATTACCTTGAACCGTTGCTATTTGAATCCCCTCGGCATCTAATGTACCATAAACTTGCACAGTTATATTTTGAGTCCCCAATAAGCCTTTAAGTTTATCTAATGGAGCTATTACTTCAGGATTACTCTTTGATGTGCCTCTACCTTCACCTACCAACCCCATTGTAGCCCCAGTAACAAGCCCACCTTGCGCAAAAGCAGGTATTGGTTGTGCTGCAATGGCTGCTATCTGAACAGCCCCTAAAGCTGCAATAATACTTGCTAATATAGGATTAGCCGCTACCTTAGTTACTGCTACTGCTGTGTTAATTATAGCATTAAATATGGCTGCCCTCTTATCTGCTTTCGCTTGTTTCCTTTTTAGTTTAGCCGTTTTGGTAGCCATCAATTCATCAAGGGCTTGTAAGTCAGTTGCCTTTTCTTCCTCAGATTTTTGGGAATTTTCATTTAACTTTTTTTCAGAAGCGTACCAATTTTCGTTTGCTATTTGCTTATTTTTTATGAATTGATTGAAAATATCTCCCATCGTTGAGAAAGCATCACCATATAGTTCGGCAAATTCTCCTATTTTCCCACCCATATTTTGTAATTCAACACTCCACTTTTTAAATCCTGTTAATGGTGGGTCTTTTGGTTTTTTTTTGCCTTCTCCACCTTCGCCTCCATCAGGGATTACTATTTTAGCCGTAGCGGAAACTCCAGTTAATTCTTCTAACTTCTTTGTTAATATATCTACTTCATTCGAACTTTTACCAAATTTTAGTTCCGCTTCCTGAACTAACTGGATTAATGTTTGTAACTCTTCAAATAATGTTGATGACACTTCTACTTGTTCGCCCATAGCGTTAGTCATCCTAGTTATTGTCGTATAACCACCTGAACCAGTCATCAGCGTACCACCAGCACCCGGAGTTATCTTTAAGCTGCCTTCTAGTGAATTTTGTACTTCTATTAAATTCTCTATAGCAGTTAACTCATCTTCTAATTTAGCGTTATATTTATCTTTTAATCCTAATAATTTTCTAGTTGCAGTTATCTCTAACTTCTCTAATCTTTCTTTAGCTTCTTTTTGTTTTCTTAATGCTTTTAAAACATCCTCTTCGTATATTTGTAACTTTAGTTTTTTAAAATAAGCGGTATTAGCTCCTTCTAATGCTGTTTTTAATTCCTCATTAGTTGTTTTTTCTGTATCTAAATTAGATAAAAAATCAGGATAGTTAGTAGCTAATTCCTCTAATAATTTTTTTCTTTTCTCAGTACCTTCGTTAGCTGCTAATGTTCTTGTAATTAAGACATTTAAGGCTTCGTTCTGCTTTGTAAGTGGTGATACTGAGCCTGATGAAGCCCCTGTTAAAGCTACTATACCTGCTGTTACAGCTATAAGGGCTATTGAAACTGGATTAAGCATAGATACTAAAGCCCCTAATCCAATTAAAACAGGACCGACTACACCGACAATACCACCAATTCTAATTATCACATTTTTGGTGTTATCATCTAAAGATGAAAACTCACGAGCCAAGTCGGTTATCCAAGTTATTAGCGGTGATATGGCATCGGCAATCAAAGCACCAAATTCTATCTTTAACCCTTCGATGGCAGATTCCATCTTTTTAATCTTAGCCTTAGTGGTTTTACCCATTAAGTCAGTCATTTCTTTTAAACGACCTGTATTGTTCTTGTATTCTGCTGTTAGTTCAGCTACTTTATCTTTATTCTTAGCAAGTATAAGTAGTTGATTGGCTGATGTTACCCCTGCTAACTTCATAGCCTTTTTCAGACCCATTTCGCCCTGAGTAACTAAATCTAATACTTTCGTGAAGTCAGTACCATCTCTGCTTAACTTCATAAATATCTTACGAAGTCCTGTACCTGCTTTAGATGCCTTAATACCGTTATCCATTAAGACACCCATCATTGCTGATAGTTCTTCTAAATCTACTCCTACAGCGGATGCTGATGCCCCTGCGTGACCAAATGCAGTTGAAAATGTACTAAGTTGTATTGATGAATTTGCTGCTGCCGATGCAAGTGTATTAGCTACCCTTGCTGCTTCAGTAGATTCTAAGCCAAAAGCATTAATTGAAGTAGATACGGTTTCTGCTGCAAGTGATAAATCTTCGCCTGTAGCAAGGGCTAAGTCTAATATGGATTTCTCCATATTTTTTATTTGAGCTGGGTCAAAACCTTTTCGACCTAAGACTAACTGCAAATCAGCTACCTGTGAGGCTGTAAATTGAGTTGTAGCACCCAATCGTTTAGCTTCTTCTGTAAGCATCTTAAAATCACCTACAGATGCCCCTGTAACAGTCCTAACCCTAGTCATACCATCCTCAAACTTAGAGAACGTATCAAAGGCGGCTTTACCCATTGCTGCTAATGGGGCGGTAAGACCAAAAGTCATCATTGACCCTAACCTAGCTGATGATGATGCAAATTTAGATAGTGATTTGTTTGCTTTACCAAGACCTGACTCTAAGCCCTTGATATTTGCAGCAACAATTATCGAAATAGTCTTTAACCCACCCATTATTTATTTATTTATTTTTCTTAGTATCTTTTGGTGTCTTTTAACAACCTCGGCAATATGCTCTTTTGAGGCTACTACTTTTTCAGTCTTTTTGTCCCAAGGGAAAGGTAACAACTCTTTAGGCTTTAATGCTTTTTTAGAATGGGGTGATAAGCAAGAGTGTATAATCAACCTAGTTTGTTCCCAAGTGTTTTGAGTTAGTTGTTCATTATACTCTTTGAATCCAGTTAGCTTGTTTTGGAAGGATAGTGGGGTCATATCGTATAAATTGTCAAACGATAGCCCCAACATTCCTAATCCAATCCGTTCAAGTTTATCCCAGTTAAATTCCTCTGATTCTTCTTGAACCTCTCCCTCTACTACTTTCCCTCGTTAGAAGGTTGGTCTAGTTGGAAAGCCTCAAAAATCTCATTAATCTTAGAGAAATCTTCATTGTCTAACCATTCTTCTATATCTTTAATTTTATAGTCGAATGATTCACCTATCTTCTTTGCACCATACTTTAATCCAAAGAACGCAATAATCCCTACGTGGTCTATTTCTGTACCTAACTGATTTAACTCACTTAGCTTTAAGTTGCATTTTTTACAAACTTCTTTAATACATAAATACGAAAACCTTACAGGTCTTTCTTTACCACCAATTTCTACCTTATTCATTACCTTTTTAATTTAAGTTACTATGCGTTTAACTCTATTGCGTCTGTACCTGTTAAAGAAATAGAGTATGTAGCGTTTTCTTCTACACCACTATCTAGAGATAAACTTGTTAAGAAAGCATTACCTGTGTAAATATCTGCTCCCAAAGTGAATATTACTGCTACTGCTGAACCTAAGATGAGTTTAGCAAACATATCTCCTTGCCCTTTACCTGTAGCAGGGTTTATCTCAACGAAAGCATCCCCACTCATTTCCCAAGACTTTAAGCCTCCAAGAGATGATGACCACCCATCTGATTCTTTAGTAGTTGAATCTCTGAGGTCAATATTTACAGATAAAGATGCTGAAGTACAATGTGTAATTATGCCGCCATCAGCAGTTAGCGTTACGTCTGTTGCGTTTAAAATTGCCATTTTATTTTAGTTTTTAGTTATTAAACAGTTGAAAATTAAGTTTTTGTAGAACTTTTCGGGTAACTTATAGTAATCATCATCTAGGCTTACAAACCTAAACTTTGCTGTATAAGAAACACCATCCTCGGTATATGTTACCGAATAATAATCTAAAGCCTCTACGACTGCCTTAGATTGGTTGTATGTTGTATTGTAGTTGTCTGCGAAACAAGCGATGCGTAAAGACACATCACAAGATGCTAAAGAACTACTCTTTGTTATAAAATTATCTACATTTGCTATTTCAAATGTCGTTGCAGGATAAGATGTACCTTGTGGTATAATAACAGGAAACACCTTATTATTAACTTCTTTTACTGATATATTGGAAAGCCAACCTTCAGAGCTAGAGTCTGTTGATAAATTGGTTATTGTTAAATACGCATCACCTGTATAATTTGATGTAAAAAGAAATTCTACTGTAGCAGTACCTACTGCTTGGTCTACTCCTTCATAAACATCGTTACTTGCGGTGTCCCCTAAAACGGTTGTACCTATATCAACCCTTACCCCAAAATCAGACTCATAATCGTATGTGCATATATAGGTTTTACCCGATGTAATAGATATTTGTGTTTGTGTTGCTGCGCCTGAAACACCCTGAGTTATGAACTTTATCGCATAAGGTAGTGTGCCCCTCCACGATATAAATCTAGGCGCTCCTGCTGTGGTAGTCCAATCATCTATTTCTATGATAACAGGGAATGTTCCATTGGGAACTAATTCAGCCGATAAAGTGTTGTTAGCTACGTTAAAATCGTAACTATCATTTAACTTGTCGAATATTTTTTTACCTATAACTGCAAACATATCTAAAATCCTGCTTTTTTAATAAGTTTGTTTAACATCTTATCTAAGTCCCTTTCAGCACTTACATAAATTGTTGATTCCATTTTCCTTGCTGTTTCCTCAAATATATTTCTTCTAGGATTTTGTATTTTGTTACCCTTTATTTGCATAGCAGCTAAATTGTAACTATCACCACCCTTAATTCTAATTGGGGTTGTTCTTTTTTTAATTGGTCCGACAAATAAACCTGCCTCTCTTGACCTTTTCGCTGTGATAATTCCTATCGTTTCCCAAGTCGGTGTCCTCTTACCATCACGATTCTTGTTATGAGTATTAAACTCTTTACGGTAAGCCCTCTGCATCCCTTTTACAAGTTTAGTTGCTGCAGGTCTAAGAGCTTTATTTATTTGTGTACGAGATTGTTTAGCTGAATAACCAAGCCTCTTTAAACCTTGCTTAATATCATCAACGCCCCTAACAACAATTCTCGTATTTTTAGCCATAATTAAACTGGTGAATCTGTTGGTAAATCTTGTTTTACAAAAATCTCAATAAACTCTTTTCGTGGGTCTATAACGTACCCTATAATTTCGTATTCATCTCCTAAATCGGTAAGAATCCAATCAGATTTTATTACCTTAGTTTCGCTGCTATACCTAACCGTATAAACAAACCTACCATAAGACTGTAATTCTTCTCCTTCAAACTTTTCTTCAATATCTCTAAGCGACTTAACATTCTTGTTAGCCCAAACGGTAGCTACTGTTGAATCAACGCTTGTAACACCGCCAAAACCATCCTGAGTGTAAGTTTTCTCCTTAAAGGTAATTCTTGTGTTAAATTCCCCTGCCTTTATTTTTGCAATGAAAGCCATATCTTAATGGAAACATTTATAAGGTTGTAGTAATATTTCAGATGCCATTGGAAATCTTCGTTTCCTGTCCTCTCTAAAATAGTACATATCACTTACGATTAACTTAATAGCTTGTTGTATAGCTTGTGGCACATCACTTTGTGCAGAACCAAAACCTGTTTTAAACTCAAACCAAAAAGTGTTTGCTGCGTTTGTTTTTAATGTAGGAGTAGAAAAATCACTACTCAAATAAACTATAGAAGGATTAGAGTGAGCATCAATATAAGCCTCAGTAGACTCTTGGGTTTCTCCTGCTGAATCAAGCCATTTAACAGGATTGTCATCACCTGATGTTAATAAAGTGCAATCAGGAAATATTAAAGATGCTTGTGATACTACCGAATTAAAATATAACTTATATTTGTGTTCAATAAAATGCCTCGTACAATAGTGTTCTGCCATTTCAGTTGCAGCATCTATATATACACCTAACAAAGCATCTTCGTCAGAAGTATCAATACGAAGGTGTTCTTTAATTTCAGGAACACTAACAACTTTAGTTGCAGGGTCATCTGAAATAACTAAATCGCCTTGTACGTTATAGTTAGGGTCGAGATACATAAGTATATATTGAAAGAGTTAAAGTTAATAAAGGGGAGTTCCGAAGAACCCCCTTTTAATTATTAGTATCTATGTACTACTATGCACCAGCAACACATTTAACTGCAGCCTGTTTTCCTGAAGATTGAGCAATCACACCATCTAGTAATGTGGACATAATTAATCTAGTTCCACCCACCAAAGATTGAGAGTAAGGGTCTACAAGTAAATCAATACCACCAAACATAGCAAGGTGAACTTTCTCCATATCAATTAATAACGCTCTTGCTTTTGTAGTAGCATCGTTACCAACATTATCAGAGATTGCGTAAGGAATGTTAAGAACCGTTTTGTCAACTAAATTCATAGAAGCAGCGTTGAAAGCTGAACCTTTAGCTGCGATTACCTCGGCAGTTAAATCAGCATAAGCATCACCGTTCAATAACAACTTAACAGAAGATTTGTTTACATCATTTCCTAGTGTAATCATATCGCTGTACATCTCTTGGATTCTAGCTAAAGCAAGAGAACTTGTCCAAGTAGCAGTAGCAGCAGCAGCATCTAAGAAAATAGATTCTGGACCAGTTGCATCAGCAACTCCTAATAAGTTCTTTTCGAACTGAGCCATAATAGCACTTGCGAAGTTTCTACGGAATGCAGCCTCAACAGATGCGTTTTGAGCAAATGCAGCGTTTGAAACATTAGTTGCAGCAACAATTACGCTTGGGTCTAATTGAGTACTACCAACAGTCCCTGCAGCAGTAGCGTCTGTTGACCCATTTTCAGCAAGAAAAGCAGCGGTAACACCTGCTACGATTGGAATTTTTTGAGATGCAGAAATACCTGTGTACATAGTTGCACCGTTTCCAACCAATACAGATGCAGCAAACATATCATCAACAAAAGACTTAACTTCTACTGGCTGAGAACCTGCTGTTAATGCTGTGGCTGCAGTACCACGAGATTCTAAAGCAGAGTAAGGAATTGCTACACCTTTAAAGTCTTGTGATGGATTCTCTCTACGAGCCTCTTGGTCCATTTCTCTAACTAATCCTTCTACACGACCACTTTTAGCAGCGTTGAAAGCCTCTGTAAAAGAGAAATCTCTTAACTCTTTAGATTGAGCAACATCTTGTGTTCCAAAAGAAACAGGAGCAGTAGCCATTTCAGCGTTCAATTTTTCTTGTCGCTCAATAGTTTTTACATTCTTAGCTAATTTGTCAATAGCTGTCATTTTCTCATCATAAGAAACCTGTTCAGTTTCGTTTAAGTCACGAGATTCAGTTTTGCAAGTTTCAAGCATATCATTCGCCTCTGCGATTAACGCTGCTCTATCTTGTCTTAATTCTACGGAATTTTTCATATCCTTCTTTTTAGATTTAATTCGTTAGTTAATAAATTTATTTGCGAACCAACTTGTTGAGGGGTTTCCTCGTCTTTATCTTGTCGTACCTCGGTTGGTTCTTCTTTCGTTTCTTCACTATCTTTTGCGGAATTAGATTCCTCAAACTTTTGTTTAGAGCGAAGTGCGACATCTGTGTTAGCATAAGCACCAACACCTACTATAGAAACATCTACTAAACGACCTATTTTATTTATTGTTCGTCTAGTAGTATCACCATCTTTTGACCACTCGTCATCTTCTACTGTGAAAGCAAAAGAAGATTCATATAATAAGCCTCTACGCATTAACTCAGCAACATCTTTTCCTGCTGTTGTGTTTGGTAACGTAGCCTCATAAATCAAACCTCTTTCATCGACAGACAGGTTTAAAGTACCGCCAATGTTTCTATCTAAAATTAGGTTAGGGTCGTGATTAAATGTTAAAATTACATTGTCCTCTAATCGACCATCAAATGCCCTAGTAGATATTGTTTCTCGGAATCCTAAATCCCTGCTATCTGTATCGAATAACGCTGCATAACCACGTACTTTAGTTTCGTCAGAACCTTCTTCTAAACGAACTTCGTAGTTACCGTTGTATATCCTTATTTCTTTGTTTTCTTTCATTCTGTTATCCTTTTAGTGTCCTCACCTAATTTGTCCAACGGCATCATATTAGATTGCATATATACCTTATCACTTTCACCACCCATTGGGTTCAAGTCCTCAAAAGACCTTACTTCATCAGGAGTTAAAACACCTATGTTTACTAAGGTTCTATAATAATCTGCACGACTTTTTGAATCACCTCTAAGAATAGCGTTTAGATTGAATTTAAAGTATTCTTCACCTCTTTTGTTTGCAGGAATTAATTTTTGGTTTAATTCGCTTTCAATTCTCTTTATCCAAGGTGTGATAGTATGTACTACAAAGTCGATTTGCTGTGCTTCGATATTACTGTAAGTTGCTGAAGATAAGTCGTTTACGAGATTATTAGGGACTCTAAAAATACGACAAATATCGCTTATTTGATATTCCCTAGACTCAATGAATTGTGCTTGGTTGTTAGGAACAGTCCTTGCAACCCAATCCATTCCTTCTTCAAGTATAGCAGTTTTACCTGTATTGGCTACACCTGAATAGTTACTGTTCCACGATTCTCTTAATCGTTTAGCTGTATCAGGCTTTAGTGTAGCAGGATGTTTAAGAATACCACCTAGTTGTGAACCATTTTTAAACCAGTTACTTGCGTGTTGGTCTAAAGATATAGATATACCTAATGTTTCGGCAGCAGCTTCTATTGGTGACTTACCTGTAATACCATCAAAGGATAACCCTTTAATGTGAATCATATTAATGCTTTGAACTTTACCTGATATTGGATAAGTGTTTTGTGTGTTTTCACTTACCTCATAATAAACCTCCCTACCATCAGGAGAAACGAAAACATCAACATCATCATATTGTATTGGGTGAATACCAATCGGCAAACCGCCTTGATTTCTCTCTATATAAGCACAGAAATTACCATCAAAACTTAAATCTACCAAAGCCCTTTCAAAGAACATAAACGAGTTATATATCCCCGAAGGTTGTTCACCTACTAATTTATTTAATGGATTATTCTTTAATTTTATTTTATTATTGTTCTCGTCCTTTGAGTAAAGCGAGATAGGCAGGGAGGCTATTGTTTCTGATAGCACACGAACACAAGACCAAACTGCTGCCACTCGCAACGCTTGTTCTTTTGATACCGAAGTTGATGACCCAAATGTACCACCAATAATAGTTTGACCAAAGATAGAACGTGATTCTTCTTTGATGGTGGATTTTTTTCCTGTAAAAAAGTTGAATATTCCCAAAAGCTTCTTAAATAGTTGTACAAGTGTAAATAGTAAAAAGTATCATAATGTG